TCTGAAAGTGTAACCATTAATGGTGCTTTAAGAGGTTCATCAAACAGTTTAACAGTTACAGATATAACAGATACTTTTGAAAGGGTAATAACATGCCCTCATTCAGCAACAACAACAATAGCAACGTTTTCTTCAAATGTATATGATAGTGCAGGGGCAATTGACAAAGAGAACGTTAGATATATTAGAGTTTCTAACTTATCAGCTACTCATGATATAGAAATTGGAGTAGCAGGAACAGCTTCTAACTATTCCATGTTAATACCTGCTGGAAACTCACACCTTATAGCTAGAGCAGATGATGTTATGTTGGCAGAAGCTGATGCAGTACCTACTTATGGTTCTTTAGCAGATATAGCTAAATTAGAAGTAAGGCCAACAGCAACAACAGATGTAGATGTAGAAATATTTGTAGCTAGTATATAATGGACTTTAAAAATCTTGAAAGGTATTTAGAAAGCTTTGGGAAGCAGGTTATGAACAGGGCAAAGCGAAATCTTGCGAGAGCAAAAGGCGGTGGTAGTGCGTTAGAAAAATCAATACGTTTTGAGGTTAAAAAAAGCAAAGATAGTTTTGAGGTTCAATTCTGGATGGCTCCATACGGAACCTATGTTGATAAAGGGGTTTCAGGAACTAAACAAATTAGGAAATTTAAAAACTATGAAAATCAAACTAAAACAAGTCCTTATAAATACAAATCAAAACAACCACCATCAGGAATTTTAGATAAGTGGGTAGTAAAAAAACGTATAGCCCCTAGAGATGAACAGGGCAGGTTTATAAAAAGAAAGAGTTTGGTTTTTTTAATTGCAAGAAGTATTAAGTTTAATGGAATACAAGGTATAAGTTTCTTTCAAAAACCGCTAGGATTAGGAATGAAACAATTTGGCGATAAAATGTTGGGAGCTTTAGGCGAGGATGTTTTAAGTTCAATTAAAAAAGAAACTTTAACAACAGTAAAATAAAAAAATATGTCAGTAACAAATTCAGTAATAGAGCAGCAGCCATTATATACTACAATGCCTGTTGGGCAGGATGTTATTTTTGTAATATCAAATGATGATGCAGTAGCAAATTATGAAAAGGTAAAATTTATAGTAGATATACACATAAGCGATACAACACCACCTGATGTTACAAATACTCTATGAATAACAATTCTATAAGATTCATGGCATTAGTATTTGCAGTAGAATTTTTAGGGGCAACAGATGCAGCAGGGAATCAGGATGCTAACACAGTACGCAGACAAGATGGAACAGAAATAAACTCAGATCTTTTTAATTTATTTAATGGTTATGTTAAATACACAGATGAACTAAAAATGGGAACAGGAGGGGTGCCGCCAAGTGATGATTTTGGTTTTGATATTTCGGATTTTGTTTTACAATCTCCAGGAGATAGATTTTTAACTAATGCACCATTAACACAATATGCTAATTTAGAAGATTATGGAACACTTGCTTTTTTAGCGGTAGATGATAAGCTAGACCATATAGATTTACAATACTATAATAGTGCAGGTTCTTTGTTAAATACTGAGTCTATTAATAGAACAACAGCAAATGGGGCTTATGATGTATGGAGTGGTGAGATTAATAAATATCTTTTATTCTTTGGTTGCTTTCCTGCTAACTTACAAAATTGGAGTACAACATTCCAAGGCTTAGTAACTGCAGGAACTATACAGGGTGGCGAAATACGTGTTGTAGGCAGAGACGTTTCTAATGTTGCAGTTACAGATTTTTATAAAATAAAACTTAACTGTCCTGATGGTTTTGGTTATGAATCTATAAGACTTTGTTGGCTTAATCAATGGGGTGCATGGGATTACTATACATTCACAAAAAAATCAACTAGAACTATATCTACAAGCGGTACTACTTACACACAATTGCCAGGCACATGGAATGAATCTTTATATAGATTAGACACTTATAGAGGCGGCAAAAAAGCATTAAGAAGAAACGCAACTGAAAGGATTAGTATGAATACAGACTTTGTAAAAGAAGATGATAATGTAATGTTTGAAGAACTAACAAACAGCCCTGAAGTTTATTTATTAGAGGGGTATCAAACGGATGTTAATTTTTCAGCTTTAAATAAATATGTAACACCTGTAACATTAAGTAGTTCATCATTTACTAAAAAAACAATAGCTAATGATAAATTGATACAATATTCTTTTGAGGTAGAAAAAACAAAAATGCTTAGAACACAATCTGTATAATGAATACACAATTAATATTATATCCGCAATCTTATACAGGGCAGTATAATACTACAACCAATACTTATACTATTGGCTCTACTGAATTTGTTGTTGATGGGGTGAACTTTAGTACTATAAATTCATCGCCTACAGCAGAAACATCAACACCTGGCTATCCACCATCAATCATGACTATTGCACCGCCCACAATTATAAATTCATGGTATAGGTATAGGGCGCCATTAACACCTCCACAACCATCATACCCCCTAAACATAAGTAGTGTGTTAGCTTTAAATATGCAGGGTGGTAATACTATGAGTGGTGTGTATCAAAGACTTTCAGGCTTGACAATAGGGCAAAATTATGATGTTGTTGTAAATGTTACTGCTGTTACTGATGAAAAGTTAGACATTAGGGTTATGGATGGCACTACACAGGTTGCTTATCAGGTTTCTCCTGCTGCTATTACAACAGGAACTTATACTTGTACGTTTACTGCAACCGCTACTGATAACACAATTATTATATCTACGGTTGGTTTGACAGTTGCAGGTAATATGTTAATAGATAGCATATCAGTAGTAGAGCAAGGTGCAGGAACAACTACAACTTATCAATTAGAAGATGGGCAGGTTATATGTGACCTGTACGAAGATGAAAATATACCATTAACTTTAAGTGTTGATGATTTTAAAAATGCAGCAGAGCAGGTACAATCTTACTCAAAGGCTTTTAAGCTACCAGGAACAAAAAAGAATAATTTAATATTCGATAATATCTTTGAGGTAACACGTTCTACAACAGGGCTAGTATTTAATCCTTATGTTAAAACTAAAAGTGTTTTAAAACAAGATGGATTTATTTTATTTGAGGGATATTTAAGATTAATAGACATACAAGAAAAGCAGGGCGAGATAAGTTACAATGTAAATTTATATTCTGAAGTGATAGCCTTAGCAGACATGCTGGGGGATGCTAAATTAGCAGATTTAGGATTTGAAGAGTTAGAGCATGACTACGTAAAATCAAATATTAAAAATAGCTGGAATACATCAGGAACAGGAATTGCATATACTAATCCTGATACATCAGGTTTTAGAAAACCTAACAGCACAGTAAAATATCCGTTTTGTGATTGGAACCATCAAATGTTAGTAGCTAATGGTTCAACAGGCTCAGGGGCTACATTAGGCGACCCTGAATTAACACTATTAGAACAGGCTTTTAGACCTTTTATTCAGGCTAAGTATTTAATAGATAGAATTTTTTATCAAACAGGCTCTCCATTTAGCTATACAAGTGAGTTTTTTAATACTGATGAATTTAAGGAATTATACATAGACTTTAATTGGGGTGAAGAAAACACAGGGGCAGCTCCTATTAGAGATGATATATTAAAAAGGGAAACAGATGCAGTTAATACAACTATTGCACAATCCCCATCCTATACATCAATACCATTAACAATAGACAATGGTAGTACAAGTACAGCCTTGTGGGATAATACTCTTTATGCTTTTATTTCTGATGTAAATAATTTAGAAGTAAATGTTTCATTTAGAATACAACTAGAAAACAAGCCATTCCCTAATGTTGATGATTGGACTGCTGAAATGAGAGTAGTTAGAATGAATCAATCAGGCGCGGTCACAGAAATATTTGAATCAGACAGTCTACTTATTCATGCAGGTGGGTCAGGCGCTTTGTCAGGCAGCTTTGATACTGTTTTACAAGCAAATGAGCAAATAAGATTACAGGCTACTACTTTTAATAGTGATAATGACATAGAGCAATCTGACACTACTACATCTTATCTAAATGTTACATACAATAACCATGCAGCAACAGTAGAATCATTATTAATAAAAGAACGTGGGGAATTGTCACAATGGGAACTAATAAAGGGCATAATGACAATGTTTAACTTAGTTTCAATACCTGATAAATCAAATCCTAATAATATATTAATAGAGCCTTATAATGATATATTTTTAAACAACGCTAATAGTAAGCAATTAGACTGGACTAGCAAAATAGATGTAGAAGAAATTAAATTAACACCCTTAACAGATTTAAAAAGATTAACCACTTTTAAATTTGTAGAGGATGATGATGATTATGCTTTTAATCTTTACAAAGGAGCAGTACAAGGGCATTTATATGGTTCTAAACTTTTTGACGCTTCTGTTTCAGGTGGTGGTTTGCCTACAATATTGACAGGAGAGGAAGAAATAATAGCAGAGCCATATGCAGCAACAGTACCAAAGCCTTTGATGTCACAATTTCCAGATTTTATAACACCTGCAATATATTCTTACAATCCTGATGATGGCAAATCTCAAGGGTTTGCAAATAGCCCTAGAATCATGTATAACAATGGGGTAAAGACTTTAACAAGTTGCACATATTATATACCTGCTCAAAACACAGAAGCAGGAGAGCAAATGACAGACTTTTTGCAATTTAGCCATTTAACAGATATACCAACTGTAACAACTATTCCACCATTAGCAACAGATACAAATGACTTCCATTTTGGAGACTGTCAGCTTATACCACCAATAGGAAACGCAACAACAAACAATCTGTTTTATCTTTATTGGTTACCTTATTATAACGAGTTGTATAATGCAGACACAAGGACAATGACATTAAAAGTTAATCTAACTCCAGGCGATTTGAATTCGTTTTTATTTTATGATACAGTATTTATTAAAAATAGAGAATATAGAGTAAACAAGATAGATTACAAACCAGGCGATTTAGCAACAGTAGAATTTATACTTATTATATAATGGCATCAATACCTTACATAACAGGATTTGCAATAAAACCTGCAAAGATTAGCGGAACAGGAGTTGTAACATTTACAGATGGCAGGAATGAGATAGTTCCTAACCAAAGACAATGCGAAGCTTATGGATATACCTACAACCCAACAACAGGGGTGTGTGAAGCTTTTAAATATAGTTCTAATTTAAGTGTAAATCTAAACAACGAAAATAACAACGTACAAGGATCACAAAACGTAACAGGCGTAGGCACTAACAACACCTATATAATGGGCGAAAATAATGAGGTTATTGACGTGTCAAGAAACAACATTTTAATAGGTAGTAGAAACCAAATTACTAAACAGGTAGATAACACCGCAGTTTTTGGCACTTTAGGAGAGGTTAGAGAAACGAACTCTTTTGTTATAGGTGGTAATGCCACATCAGACGTTTTAGGCAAAAGGCAAAGTGTTCAATTATTGTATGGTGGACAAACAACAGATGGAGCAACAACAGATTCTTACTTAAATAATACAACAGATTCGTTTGTAGTCGTTCCTGATAACACTATAATGTATTTTCATGCAGACGTAGTAGCTGTTAGGGTTGGAGGTACTAGCGGATCAGGAGCAGTTGGCGATTTTAAGTCATGGGTAGAACGTGGAGTTGTAATTAACAAGTCAGGAACACTAAGCATAGAAAGAGAAAGAGATACAATCAAAGGCTCAGGTACTACAACAGGATGGCAGCCAACAGGGGCGGTATCAGGAACTAATTTTTTGTTACAAATAAAAGGAACTAATAATATGACTTTAGAATGGGCTTTAAATGTAACATTCACACAAATAAAAACAGGGGTAGCACTATAAATAAAAAGATATGGCAAGTAAAACAGAAACTTTAAATTTAAACGTAAAATCAGATGTTGGTAAGGTAGGTGAGGACGCTAAAAATGCAGCAGGTGAATTTAGAATAATGGGGGTGTCTTTAAACTCTGTAAAATCAGGGTTTTTATCAGCAGGTAAACAGGCAAAGACTATGTTTGCTTCTGTTAAGGCAGGATTAATAAGCACAGGTATTGGAGCATTTCTAGTGGCAATAGGCTCGCTAGTATCTTATTTTACAAATACCAAAAGAGGTGCAGACCAACTTGAAAAGGCTTTGGCAGGAATGGGGGCTGTTGTGGATGTTATAGTAGATAGATTTTCTAAATTTGGAGAAGTTTTAACTTTTGTGTTTTCAGGAGAGTTTCAAAAGGCAGGAGATGCTTTAAAAGAAACATTTTCAGGGATAGCAGATGAAATAGAACGTGAGGTTGTAGCTATGACTGAGTTAAAAAGAAGAACGCAAGAATTGAGAGATGCAGATTTAGAGTTCATGGTGCAAAAGGCAGCGACTAGACAAGAAATAGAAAGGGCAAGGTTAATAGCAGAAGATGAATCAAAATCAGCAAAAGAAAGGCTAGAGAATTTAAAGGTGGCGTTAGACTTAGAAGAAAAAACCACACAAAGAGAGTTGGAGTTAGCACGTGAAAGATTGGCAATACAAAAGGAAGAAATGGCACAATCTGAAAATTTAATTGAAGATGAAGAAAAGCTAGCTAGTTTAAAAGTTGAATTAATTGAAAAGGAAACAGCCTCTATTAAAATGAGGAGGAGGGTTGTAACTGAGGTAAACGCTTTAGAACGTGAAATACACGCAGAAGAGCAGGCTAGACTAAAAGAACGACAAGAAGCATTTGACGAAAGGTATGGCGAAATTGAAAAAATGCCAAGCATAGTTGCAAAAGTAAACAACGAACTTATACAAGCAGATAATGATTATTTAAAAAATTATCTAGCAAACAATGAGGCAATAAAAAAATCTGATGAAGCAGTAAAACAAAATAAATTACAAGTAACAGCCGCAATAGGTCAAGCAATAGGTGCATTAGGCGGATTATTTAGGGAGGGTTCAGCAGCAGCAAAGGCAGCAGCTTTAACTGAAATAGCAATAGGAACTGGAGTTGGATTTATTCAAGGTTTAGATATTGCACAAAAATCATCAAAGGCAGCAGGGCCTGGCGCCGCATTTGCATTCCCTTTGTTTTATGCAACGCAAGTAATGGCGGTATTAAATGCAGCAGCACAAGCAAAAAGCATTCTAGGGGCAGGAGGTGGAGGAGGAGGAGGAGGAAATGTAGGTGGTAGCCCTCAAATGGTACCACAAACACCTGCACCCCAAATGATGTCAGGGGCTTTTGAATTAGGCGGAGGATTAGCACCAGAAGCAACAAAGGCGTTTGTTGTAACTGATGAAATGACCAATTCACAAAACCAATTAGCTAACATTAGAAGACAAGCTACAATTTAAAAATCAAATAATTATTAATTAAATCTATTATATAATATGCCATGTGAAGAATGCGACAACGGAAAAGTAAAATGGGGAAAAACAGGAAGCTGTGAATATGATTCAATAGCTGAATGTGAAGCCGCAAACAAAGACTATTACGAAAAGACTACATCTATTGTGGAACTCGTAATAGCAGATGATAGTCAAGAACTAGCTATTGATGCTATCAGTTTAGTAAATTCACCTGCAATAGAGCAAGACTTTGTATTCTTTGGTAAAGAGAAAAACAACTTGACATTTGCTAAGGTAGATGAAGAAAAGAGAATGCTAGTTAGTCCTGCATTAATACCTAACAAGCAGATATTTAGATATGATCCTAATACAGATTCAGAATACTATGTTTACTTTAGTCCTGAAACAGTTAGAAAGGCTAGTGAGTTATATTTAAAACATAACAACCATCATAAAGCTACACATGAACACAATGAAAGAGTATCAGGCGTTTTAACAGTAGAGAGTTGGATAAAAGAAGGTGATAGTGATAAATCTAAATTATACGGTTACGACTTACCTAATGGCACATGGTTTGTTAAAATGAAGATAACAAATGATGAACTCTGGAGAGAAATTAAAGAAGGCAAATTAAAAGGGCTTAGTATAGAAGGCTACTTTACTGATAAGATGGCTAAGATGTCAGAAAAAACGCCAACTGATGAAGAAATACTATCAGCTTTAAATGAGATAATACGCGAAAATCAAACAAAGTCTAAATAAATCTATTATATAACAGAACCTAAAAAACAAATCATGGATATTAAAGAACAAATTTTAGTAGCACTTGGCTTAAATAAAGCTGAAGAAGAAATTAAATTAGGATGGCAATCTAAGTCAGAAGATGGTGGAACTATTTTCGTTTCTACTGCTGAGGAACTAGAAGCAGGTGTAGACGTGTCAGTCCTTTTGGAAGATGGCACGACAATTTTAGTTCCCATCGGAACGTATCGAACTGATACAGGCGTATCATTTAGAGTAGAAGAAGAAGGTGTTGTTTCAGAAGTTATAGAATCAGAAACGGAAGAGAAAGTAACTGAGGAGGAAATGGCAGAAGAGAAAGAAGATTATGATGAAGAGGCAGCAGTTTATGATTGGGAAGGAATGGAAAAAAGAATCAAAAACCTAGAGGATGCAGTAGCTGATCTTAAAAGAGATAAGGATGGCGGAGATGATGAAGTTGAAGAAATGGCAGAAGAAACAGCCGAACCATCAACAAATCCTAAGTCTATTAAAACAACAGAAGTAGTAGAATTTTCAGCAGAAGATGAAATAGAAAAATTAAAAGCTGAAAACGAAAAGTTAAAAACGGAATTAGCGGCAAGTCCTGCTGACGCTCCAATTAACACAAATAAATTTAGTACAGAAAGCAAAACAAGAACTTATACAAAAAAAGAATTAAGGAGAATGACACCTAACGAAAGATTCTTAATGAAACTAAATAAATAATAATTAACAAATAAAAAACAAAAAAAAATGGCAGAACCAACAGTAACTCAAACGTTTACAGGACGTGAAGCTGGATTTTATATCTCAGCAGCTTTGCAGGATAGCGTGTCTTTAGACTACATGACAATCCTTGAAAACGTAAAATACAAAATGAATGTGCAGACCTTAGGGGCGGCAAATGTAGTAAGAGATGCAACTTGTGACTTTACAGACCATGGAACTCTTGATTTGGGAGAAAGAGTTTTAGAAGTTGAGCCTTTCCAAATTAACTTAGATTTATGTAAGAAAAATCTTTTAAGTTCTTGGGAGGCGTTAAGCATGAGAGCAGGAGCAGGAGGCGCACCAGCACCAGCATTTACAGACTATGTAATATCATACATGGCTAGTAACATTTCTTCACAAGTTGAAAAATGTATTTGGACAGGTAACACAGCAAACAATGGTGAATTTACAGGATTCGTAACAGGTGGTGTGGGGCTTTTATTAGGAGCAGGAGCAACTCAAGTTGCAGCTTCAGCAACACCATTTTCAGCAGCAAATATTATAGCAAACTTAGGTGTGGCTTATACAGCTATATCTGATGCTTTATTCGGAAGAGATGATTTATATATTTATATGTCGCCAACTTCTTACCAAATGTATATACAAGCATCATCAGCTTTAACGAACTTCCCTTACGCAAATATGAGTGAAGATTACATACCTGTATTTAATGGTGTAAAATTAGCAGTTTGCAATGGAATGGGAGATGATGAATTAGTAGTAGCACAAAAAAGCAACTTATTCTTTGGAACAGATTTAATCTCTGACACAGATGGAGCTTCAATAAGAATCATGGACATGAGTTCTTTAGATGGTAGCGATAACATGAGAATTGTTTGTCGTTATAATGCAGGTGTGAAGCAAGGAATCACAACAGATATTGTAAGAGTATCATAATAAACCTAATTAACAGATGCGAGGGCTTCGGCTCTCGCTTCTATAACCTTTAAAACATAAAAAAAATATGGCATGTACTAATTTAACTAAGGGTAGAGGTTTAGATTGTAATAGAATATCAGGAGGGATAAAGTATGTTTATTTTGGTGTTTACGACCAATTTACAGCACCTATTGATGGAACAGGTATTGCAGTAACTAATGGAGAAATAACAGATATAGAGATGGGTTCAGGAACTGGCTTGTATCGTTACACAATGCCATTAGGAGTTGCGTCAGCTACAGATACTGTTGTAGGCTCTAGAGAAAACGGAACTATTTACTATACTCCAACAGTTGAGGTTATTTTTAACAGATTATCAAAAGAAGACCAACACGAAATTAAGCTTTTAGGAGCTACAAAAACTGTTGTATTTTGTCAATTAAACCAACAATTAGCTAACGGACACGATATAATTATTGGAATGGGCGTTGTTAATGGAATGGAAATGAACGCAGGAACAGTTACAACAGGAGCAGCATGGGGTGACAGAAATGGTTACAACTTAACATTTGATGGTATGGAAGCAGAGCCTTTTGCTATGGTTGCTGACTATACTACAAATCCATTTGACAATGCAGCATTTACTAATGTATCTATAACTACATCATAAAACTTATCATTAGTTTTTATATATATTCTTGATTAGGAGGGCTTTATGCCCTCTTTTTCTTTTATTAGCAAATAAATAACAACTTTTTCTATTATATAATAGGTACTCTAATTATGATACACGCAACAACAAACTCTAGCTTTCAAGCAAATATACAAACTCAGGATGTGAGGATTGGAACTGCAAGCGATACTAACACTAGGTATTTGTTTAAGTTCACTAATGATATGAGTGGGGCGGTACAATATGCGTATCCTGAGCAGCAATTATACAACAGGTATAGTAGATTCTCTTTTAGCTACAATGCAACACCTGATGTTTTTTTAGGTCGTGTTGATTTAAAACCAGCAGGATATTGGAAATATGAAGTGTATGAGGTGACATGGGGGGTTTTTGGAGTATTAGATAATGAACAAGCACCATCAACTGAATTAGCAGTATTACTGCCTGCAAGTATAAGGAGAGGTGTGGTACAAGGATTAGTTACAAAAGGCAAAATGTTAGTATCAGAACTTAGCGGAACAGAAGAGGTGCAATATACTCAAAATGGTGGCGAGGTAATCAGTTTAGACATAGCGTATGGTGGTATTGGCTACCCAACTGCTCCTGCCGTAACAATAACAGGTGACTGCATAACTCCTGCAACTGCAACATGTACTATATCAGGTGGTGTTGTGAATAGCGTAACTCTTACTTATGCAGGAAACGGATATACCGAAAATCCTGTTGTTACGCTTTCAAGTGTAGGCGAAACAGCAACAGCTAGTATAACAGCTAGCATTCAAGAAAA